ATGGGTCCAGAAGGTCCTAGGGGTTTAGCTGGTCCTAAAGGTGATGTGGGTGAGCGTGGTCCTATCGGTCCAAAAGGTGAACAAGGTAACGTAGGTCCTACTGGTCCTCAAGGGCTACAAGGTATTCAGGGCATGCGTGGTGAAATGGGTCCTCAAGGTCCTCGTGGTATCCAAGGGGAAAGAGGTCCTATTGGTCCAATCGGTCCTACTGGTTTACAAGGTCCAAGAGGTGAACGAGGAGAACCTTTTAAAATCAGTTCTATCCAACCATCTGTAACATCTGTACATAATAACGCTTCTACGTTCTCTGAATATAGCCTAGTTATGGTTCGCTCTAATGATGCCGATAACGGTAAAGTATTCGTTAAAAATGGCAATGTAATGGAATACCTCATCACAATGTCTGGCGTTAAAGGTGATAAAGGTGATATTGGTCCACAGGGTCCAATAGGTCCAACAGGACCACAAGGTCCTAGAGGTGTAGATGGTCCGCAAGGCTTGCAAGGTAATATAGGTCCACAAGGACCCCAAGGCAATATCGGACCTAAAGGTGAGACTGGTGAAAGAGGACCTCAAGGTTTAACAGGTCCAGCTGGTCCAAAAGGTGATAAAGGCGATAATGGTACGCAACCAGAATTAACATTTACACTTGCTGAAAATGGTGATTTGTTTGTAGACATTGCTTACTCTAATCTTGCACCTAGTAATGCAGTTGCACCTAATACTGTCAATACTAGCTTAACTAAAATGTATGATGTTACGTGGAGCGTAGCACAGGCAGGAGCCGCAGGCAATGGCAGGGGATATCTTGAATATAATCCTGCTACTGGTTTTGGTAAATTACACTTAGATATGAAAGTTACTGGTAATGGTTCTGGTAATGGTGGAGTATTATGTGTATTACCTAATAATGCCCCTGTTCCTAAACGATTACTTGAAGTATCTGTTGATGCTAATAATAATAGCGTGTATGTAGAGCCTAACCAACGTAATATTAAAGGTTGGGGCGTAGCAGGTGCTAATAAACGCTATATTTTAGATATCGTTGGTTTCTGGGAAGGAGGTCAGTAATGCCAAGAGTTAAATTAGGTAATATTAAAGGTCCTAAAGGCGATGTTGGCAAAAGTGCTTATCAGTCTTGGTTAGAACTTGGTAATACAGGAACAGAAGCTGACTTCATTAAAAGTCTTAAAGGCTCTGCACCAACATTATTCAAGAGTGCAGATAACATTGTTAAGGTATTAGAAATTCCTTTGGATAGTGGTGTAAATCAATGTCAAGGTTTTACATATAGTGAAGAAGCTAATGCTTTCTATATTGCTTGTGTGAATAACGATAATACCAAACAAGTGTTCTATAAATACAATTCTGACTTCTCTACTTTAATGTCAAAGCAAACATTTACAGATAAGAATAGATTAGGTCATTGTAATACATTATGTGCTTACAAAGGCAAAATCTACGTTGCTAATGGTGCTGTAAATCCTAACCAAGTAGCTGTTATGACTACCGATATGACTATTGAAAGTACGGTAAACTTCCCCAACAAGGTATTTAACATAGCTTACGACAAAACGACTAATAAGTTTATTTCTATCTTGTATACTGGCACCACTAAACAACGTACTGTCCAGTATTACAACGAAAGTCGAGTGTTAGAAAATACTACAACTGTTCCGATTATCTCTACTAACCAAGATACAAACGGAGCGTTGTATAACGGTAAGAGTGTTGTATTCTCTGTCGGTGGCTATATCATTGAAAGTTTAGAAGGTAGTGTTACTAATACAGAAGTAACATCTACACTTGAAGTTGAAGATTTTGCTATTGCTAATGGTGAAGTATATTTCACAGCTAATAACAATGGCAAAGTAGAAGTATACAAACACAGTACTAACACTAAGTATTTCAATAATATTAACTATACACCGCCAAGTATTCCACCATTAGAAAACAATGTATCATTAACTGGTAAAGATACATCTGGTACTGAATGGAGTTTGATTAAACTTTCCAGAGGCAATGGTGTTGAGGTTGGTCATAAAGATAAACCTTTAGCATTATCTGCTAGTCGTATTACATGGTGGGACGGTTCAAACTCTCGTTCTTTATTGACAACTAAAGATTTTGATAGTGCATCTAAAACCTTATATGCTAAAAAGGAAGTAGATGACAATTTTATTTCTAAGGCTAAATATGAGGCTGATTTAACAGCTCTTAAAGAAGCTGTAGATAGATTAAATCAATAGGAGGTATTATGGATATTCAAAGTGTAATCATTTCTTTTAATGAGTTGAACAACACCAAAAATGCGATTGCTAATGCAATTCGTGCTAAAGGCATTTCTTCTTCTGGTCGGTTCGCCAACTTTGCTAGTGAAATCAATTCTATTCAAGCTGGCATTGGCGGCTCCGATTATAAAAAATTAATGGATAACTTGAGCCAATATAATGTGTTTAGAAAAGGTGACGATAATAGATTATCTGCTATTGGCACAGTAAAAGAAAAACATGAAGTTGTTATAGATAATAGCGTTACAATTTATTCTTTATACAACATTGAGAATGTTAGAATTTCAGATGGTCAATATAAAAATCGTGTAAAACAAATAGCTTCCAATAAGTCTTATCAATTAACAGCTGATGGTCAAAACTGTGGCAATGTTAGTTATTTCACATTGGCATTAAGTGTAACGCCGCAAGAAGCTGATAACCCTAATGGTTCTGTGAATATTACATATACCACTAATGGTCAAGATTATACTGTTACTATGCCAATTAAAGATAATAAAGCTGTTAAACCAAATAATGGTGCTAAGACAGTGTACTGGTTAATGCAAGATATATTCAACCCAGACGTTGATAATAAAGATTTAAAACAAATGGTAAGTGTGAAAGACTTTAATAATAGAGGGGCAACATTCTATGGTCGCTTTAATGGCTTCCAAACATATCAATCCCGACCTGCAATTTTTGATAAACTTAACACCGTAATGGGCTATAACATGGTTGATGCTATTTTAACATTGAATAAAAATGGCTCAATCATTGAAGCTGTTCCTGTTAAGCTCGCAAGAAATGTATTCGCTGAGACGATTGCGTTAGATGGAGGCGGTAATGGTGCTGTGTTAGAGTTTGATGGTAGCAACTTGGTATTCCATTATTCTGATACCGAAGGGAAATTGGGTGAGAAATTTATTATTTCCACAACAGGTTCTACAAGTAAAACCGACGCTTCTATTGTTAACAAAATTAAAGAACTTAACAAAGACCCAAATGCATATTTAGGTATTGCTATGTATTCTGATGGCTCTCCTATTACAATCGCAGAGGCTAAAGCGGCGGGTATGTTATAATGGCTCAAAAACGTGGCAAAACTAAAAAAATTGTTACCGTTAAATTAGATGATTTAACTGGTGGCATGAATATTGCCAAGTCTCCTGAGTTTATCAAAGATAATGAAGTTGTTCGCTTAGAAAACATGGAATTCGATGTAGTAGGTAGTAAATTAAGAACACGGAGGGGTTTAAGTACCCCTCTAGCTTCTTTCAATTCTCCTGTTACTCATGTATACAATGACTACGAAATGAATGATTTCTTCGTATTCCTCAAAAATAAAGAAGTATACAGATATGAATTTGGCAAACAACCAGTCTTGATTGGTAAAATTAATGGAGATGCGGAACGTCCTTCTTGTTGTAAATGGAAAGGCTCTTTACTTATTGCAAGTGGTTCTAAGCTACAAGAATACAATTATCAAACACTGAAAACAATTGACGGTAGTCCTAACTGCGATATTGTATTTACACGCTCATCTCGTGTAGTAGTAGCGAAAACTGGCTCTGATTTACTTATCTATTCTGCCATCGGTGATGTAAATACTTGGAACGAGAATAGCAATGATGCTTCTGCACGTAAAGATGTAAATGTAGGTTATGGTGATGGTGGCGACATTGTTGCAATAGCTGAATTAGCTTCTGACGTATTAGTCTTTAAAAGTAATGGCTATATTTACGACGTTCAAAACGAACCAGAAGAGTGGTCCATTACATTACTTGCTAATAACTCTGATATAGTAAGTAGACATGCTTGCGACAACATTAACTCTGATATTGTATTCGTTTCTACTCGTGGTTTAAAATCCGTTAAAAGTTCTCAAGTATATGCTAACTTTAATGTTATGGATATTGGTGATAACATCAACCCAGAACTGAAAAATAATGTTACTAAACCATTTATTTCCGATTTACGAAGAACAAAACAAATGGTCGTGAGCGGTGCATGCGGTAGAGAAATGTTTGTATATCATTACTGGACTGGTGGATATACTAAATGGATTTTCCCTTATAATGTTACATCAATTTGTGAAAATCAATACCATGTATTGGTAGCCATGAACACAGATGACACTCATGGTGCAATTTACGAATTTGATTTTAAATATACAACTGACAATGGTTACTCCATTCATCAACTTATTCAATCTAAGGAAATGAGAGATACTCATAACCTTAATGCTTATAGAACTTACATTGACATTCAATCCGAAGAAAACGATGGTCGTGGATATATTTATATTAATGATGTACAATTAACCCATAAATGGACCGTTAAAGAATTGCAAGGTGAATTTAAAACACAAATTCTTGCACCAATTCTTCGTTTCAGATTTGAAACAGATGACCCAATCATCTTTAAATATATCTCTTTTGATATAGTAATAGAAAGAGAAAGTATGGTGAGTGACTCCTCAGCAGCACGTGGAAGGAGAAAATCAACAAGGAGTCGAAAGGGTAGAGACCAGAATGACTTCTTGAAAGGAGCTCATAAAAATGGCGATAGCCCTTACAGCTGATATACAAAAACATATTGATGAATATCAACACCGTGTTGGTCGTAGTTATCTTGACGATTGGGATTACCTATTCCATCCTCTAGTATGGTTAAGAGAAGACGGTTCCTTCCTTACCTTTGGTATTATAGACGATACGCTAGAGATTGATATTGGATGTGGTGTCCCTCTTGTTGAGGGGTGGAAACATATTCATGCTATGGCTAAAAAATTAGGATTAAAACGTGTAGTATCGTATACCGACACACGTAATCCTAAAGCGTATGCAAGATTAGTTAAATGCGAATATGAAGAACGTACTAACGAAAACGGTACATATTACTACTTTACAAAGGAGGTATAAATGGGTAAGTCTAAAACAACTATCCATGAACGCCAACTAACACCAGAAGAACGCCAGTTAATTGCAATGCAAGGCAGATACTTAAACTCTATTCAACCAAGTATTGATGCACTTGTAAATTACGGCACAAATAATATTAGCAATATCGTAACACCTGATTGGAAAAAATTATACAATGACCAAACAGCAGAAATGCAACAAATTAAGAGTGAATTTACGCCTCTTAGTCAAGGCATTTTACCAGACGTATTTGCTAATGCTAAGCAAAACTACTTTAACCGTATGTATGAAAATACGATGGGTAAAAACTTAGCTAGTTTGGCACAACGTGGTGTTGTTGACAGTTCCAGATTTAATACAACTACAAATGATATGCAGAAAAACTTTGCATCTCAAATGTCTCAAGATTACGATAATAACTTAAAAACAGCAGCTGGCTTGCTCGACCAACGTATGAAATATGCATCTACTCCTATCGAATACGCTCAGAAAGCACATCAAGCATCCTTTGCTCCTGTACAAAATTCTTTAGCATTAGCACAAGGTCAAAACC